CGACCGTCAGGCATTGGGGCGAAGGCGAGACGGTCATGGAGGGCCATTGGGAGCGAAGCAAGTGCTTCTACCCGGTCGCGTGGAGGCCGGAATGACCTCCCTCCTCCTCGGCATTGCAATCGGGTTCTTCCTCGGCATTGCCAGCGTCTTTGTCGCGATCATCTGGACGTACCGGAAGGGCGTGGGCGGATGCTAGCCCGCATCCCGTGGCGGCTGGTCGGCTATGTTCTCGCCGCCGTGCTGGCCCTCGCCGCGCTCAACCACTTCGCCGGGTTCGTGCCGTTCACTCCTCAGTGGCAGGCCCGGCAGTTATCCAAGAAAGTTGGAGAACTGAACTCCCAGGTATCCACCCTTGAGCGCGAGGCCACCGGAAACGCGGAGATCGGCCAAGCCGTCGAGACCTTCCACACGCGCGAGGTCATCGTTCGCGAGATCGCCGCGCAAGCTGAAACCGAAGCAAGGGATGCCCCCGATGCGACGACGCCTCTATCTCAAGAGCGGGCTGCTCGCCTGCGCTCTCATGACATCCGCCTGTGCGACGAGTTCCCCGGCTTCTGCGCCGATCCTGACCCTGCCGCCGGTAGCGCGCCAGCCGTGCCGCCTGCCGGTCCTGCCGGATAACCCGACCCAAGCCGACCTCGATGCGACCTATGCCGCCAGAGCCTCTGCGCTGGCCGTGTGCGACGGTCGGCGTGATCTGGCGGTCCAGAGCTTCGACGCCCAGACGCGGGCGCTGACACCCCCTTCCCGCCCGTGGTGGAGGCTATTCGACCCACGCCCATGATCGACGGTTGCGCACAGCCCATATTGCCGCGTCGGTGACACCAAGACGGCGGCCCAGAACAATGTCGGTGTCATCGCTTTGGCGGATTAGTCGCACCTTTTCCGGGCTGAGCTTCGAACGCGCGAAGCCGTTGCCCCGCACTTGGACGGTAGGCAGTTTGTTTCGTCCCCGGTCGTAGGCGTCTTTGCTATTCTGAGCGGCGGTCCCGATATAAATATGGTCAGGATTCACGCACGACGGCACGTCGCAATGATGACAGGCCATCATACCGGCTGGGATCGGACCCCGCATTTGCTCGTAGAAATAGCGGTGTGCGTACACCGGCCTTCTTCCGTCCCAAGCCCGGCCATGTCCGCAAGGGCCTAGAGCGCCCTCCCATAACCAACACCCACCGTTCAGATCGGGCGCATAACGCTCAAGAAGCGGCAGCGTCAAATGCTTGTGGCCATGACAGCCGCAACTCTGAGACCCGCCGCTCTTTAGAAGACTCATTCGCTTCAGGCGCGTGACGCCGCACGAACACCGCACAGCTACACGCCGGTTGTGCCCCCTGTCACTCGGAGCTGGTCCTTCGACAGTCCACTCGCCGAAGCGCCGTCCAACTAAGTCGTCCATGACAGGGAACATAACATGAACCTCCCAGCCCCTTCAACAGTCATTTTTGGTGATTGATGGCCCTGCCCTTCGTCCCGACCGAAGAAGACAAATACCCCCGCTGGGTGACGGAAACCCAGATCAAATATCTGGAGGCCGTCAAGGAACACGGCACCCAACGCGCAGCCGCAAGGGCGCTCGGTGTGGCCCCGAATGCGGTCTGGGAGGCGCTGGACACCTACAAGCGAGCCGCCGCCCGTCACGGCCATGCGCCGGGGCATTTCAACGACGGTACAGCCCCCGGCTTCGTCATGGGGAAGATCACGATCCAGCGCGGCCCTGGTGGGGTCGAGCGGGTCTGGGAACGGCAATCCCCCGACGCCGAGGCGCAGGCCGAGCGGCTGCAAGCGATCAAGGCTGGGCTACTTGATCGGCTGGAGCCTGTCGCGCCCCTCGCCCCTCCCGGCTACACCGACGACGATCTGCTGACCGTCTACCCCCAAGGCGATCCCCATGCGGGCCTCTATGCGTGGAAGGACGAAACCGGGCAGGGCTTCGACCTGGGGGAGTTTGAGCGCAGCACCAAGGCCGCGATTGACCGGCTGGTGGCCTCTGCCGCGCCGTCATCCCACGCGCTCTACATCGACCTCGGGGACAGCCTCCACGCGGACAACAACGCCAGCCGGACGAAGAGCGGGCACCACCTCGACACGCATGGCCGTCACGCCGAGGTCGTCCGGGCCGTCATCCGGTGCAAACGCCACCACATCGCCCGGATGCTGGAGAGACACCGGGAGGTCACCGTCCGCATCAATCCCGGCAATCACGACGGCATCACCGCCCTGATGCTCGCTGAGATGATGGCGATGATCTACGAGAACGAGCCGCGCGTGACCGTCTCGACCAGCCCGAACCCCTACTGGTTCCACGGCTTCGGCGCGAACCTGATCGGCACCACGCACGGCGACGGGGCGAAGGGCGCGAACCTTCCCCTGCTGATGGCGGTGGATGCCCCGGCGCTCTGGCTGGCATCCGAACACGGCTCGCGGGTCTGGTTCGTCGGCCACGTCCACCACAAGGACGTGAAGGACCACCCCGGCGTGACGGTCGAATACTGCCGGACCCTCGCGGCCCCTGACATCTGGAGTCATGCCTCGGGCTATCGGTCCAAGCGGTCGATGGAGGCCGTGACCTTCCACCGGCTGGACGGCGAGGTCGAGCGGCACACCTGTTCGCTGGCGAGGCTCGACCGTGCAGCTTAACGCTTTCGCCCACCTCCTGTTCGTGGAGGCCAACCGGGGCCTGAACCGCAAAGCCTCGGCGAAGCGGGCGCGATGGGCCACCCTGACCGGCAGGCCGTTCCCGCGCTCGGCTACCGATCAGCGGCCCGATCCTGGCACCCTCGACGAGCGCGATCCCGAACTCGGCTGACCTACCCCGTTCCCCGTGAGGGACTTGTGGCCCGTCGTCTCCTTCACCGGAGGCGGCGGGCTTTTGTCGTTCTGGGGGTTTACACTCGCCCGCAAAGCCAATGGCCGTCTGACTCGGAACTGGGCGGGTTTACCGGCCAGCGCGTTGATTCCGCTCGGCAAGGACAGTCCCTCCGCGCCTACCACCCCGCCTGTTTTCCCCTTATGTTTCAATGGGGTTTACAGTATCGCCGGGGAGGGGTTTACCCGGCCCGTTCACGCTTCGGCCCTACACGGCCCAGCGCGGCGTCTGACAAGGCCACCTGATCGGCGTCCCGCGTGTAACGTTCGACCTCGGCCAGCGTGGTGTGCCCCAGGACTGCCGCGATCTCCTTTGCAGAGCATCCGGCCTCGGCCAACCGCCTTCCTGCTGCCTTTCGGAGACCGTGCGGGGTGCGACCCTCAAGCCCGGCCATCTCGGCCCGTTCGCGGAACCACTGTGTGAACCCTGCCGCTGTGAAGGGCTGGCCGTATTGCGTCAGGAGATAGGTCAGTCCCCCGGTGTGCTGGTCTAGCTCGGTCTGGAGCGCTGGCACGATCAGGATTTGCAGCCGGTGATCGGTCTTGATCTGGCGCACCGAGATCCGACCGGCGCGGACGTGCTGGCGTCCCATCGTCACCACGTCGGACCTCCTTTGGCCGGTATAGAGCAGCAGGGCCAGCGCCAGCCGCTCGCGCGTCCCTGACGGCCACCGTGTCTCAAACCGGGCGATGTCGTCCTCTGACCACGGCACGAAGCCCGCGCTCTTGGATGTCTCGATCTCGGTGTCCTTCACCGGGTTGGACTTGCGCCAGCCCAGACGGACGGCGAGGGCGAACACCTTGGACAGTCGGCGGCGAAGGTTCCGCACGGCCCCCGGCGTTTCCGCCATGCCGTGAAAGATCGCCTCCAGATGCTTCGCCTCGATGCTGGCTGCGCCCCGGTCGCCGTATTTGGCGCGGAAGCGGTCGAGGATGTTCCTATAGCCCCGCTTCGTGCTGTCCCGCAGGCTGCGGAAGCCGTGCGAGCGGTAGTATTCCTGAATGAGCGCGGAGACGGACCGGGGCGGTGTGCGCGGATCTGGCTTGCGCGGCGCTCGCGCGTCGGCGGCGGCGTATGCTGCCATGAACTCGGCAGACCCTGGGGTGCCCGGCAGGGTGACGCGCTCGAACCCTGCGCGGCGGTAATAGTGCCTGCGGTGCCCGTGACGGTCGGTCAGGGCTTGGACATACGGAAGGTCGATCTTCGCCATTGTCATGAGGCGAGAACATCATCCCATTCGTTCACGCCCATCCTCGCGGCCACGTCCAACTGAACAGGCTCGCCTAGCAAGAGCCGGAAGCCGCCCTCGCGCGGGAAGTCCACAGCGGCGACCGACTTACCCCCGGACTCGACGGCCTTGACCGCCCGGCGCACGTCGGCGGCGGTGAAGCGGTTGTCATTCGCAGCGGTCATGCAGCCCCCCGATCTTCACCCGTCCCGACCGCAGCCCGTCCAGACCTCCAATGCGGAGAGCCAGGGTGAGGGATTGAAGCTCTGCTGCAAGGCGAGCGTTGCTGATTGGTTGGCCCTCGGTGGGGACGGAGCGCCCTTGCGCGGAGTGAACCATCACCCCTTCCCTCCTGCGTCTTCTCCTGTAAGGGCGGCTCGGGCGTTGATGGCGATAACGCGCTTTAAGTGGACCCAGCGGCCTTCCTCGCGTTCGGCTTCAATCTGGATATTCCGCAAAGCCCCCCGCAACCTCTCTATCTCAGCGGCTTGGCGTTCAAGGGTGTCGGCTGCTTTGGGGCCTTCGGGGTTGCGGTGCCAGTTCGTCGTCACGGCGGTTGTCACGCCAAACTTTCGGCTGCTTTCGACAGCCCGCAGCCTCTCGCACAGACCGGCTATGTCAGTCATGGTTGGTTTCCTTCGTGCCAAGGGCTGCGAGGATGGCGTCGGCGGCGTCATCTATGCCGAGCAACTCAAGCCACCCGCTACTTGGGCCGTGCCTTTTCGCGCAGATGTTGTTTTCAATCAGCCGCACGATTTCCTCCCTCCCTACCGGAACGACAGGGGATGCTCCGCAGACGGCACACGGAACATTCGGGAACACCGGGTGTCCTTCGCAGCCGCTGCAAACCACCTCCCCCTCTGGTGCAGGGGTGCGGGCGGCACGGACAGCGGTTGACTGCTCGATGGCGTTGGCAAACCACCCGATCATCCAACCTTCGTCGATGCCGTGGTGACCCAGTTTCTCGGCGGTTTGGCAGAACGCAGCAGCCCACTTTTGGGCATCGTCCCCGACTTCTTGAAGCATCTCAGAGGCGGTCATTTTGGTGTAGTCAGTCATGGCTCTTTCCTTTCAGGCTGGCGCGGGCGCGTGCCTCTATCAAAACCAAACAGGCGTCGCCGGGACGAACAGTTTGGCCTCTCCGCGCTTCGCCGCGCACAAACTCCAACGCCCGTCCCCGCTCCTGGTAGTCGAGCAGGAGGGCGCGGATGGCGTCGATCTCGCCCTCGCATACCGGGACACAATACGGCCATGCCTCACCGGCGAGCGACAGCCACTCGCTGACAACTGCCTCCATATCGTCGGGGATCATGCTCACGTCAGCCACCACAACGAAACAACACCTGCCACCACGGCCAGCAGGATGAGAGAGCGAGGGCGGAACACCTCGGCCAAGGCTCGGAGCGTCGGGTCAGTCATTGGTGGTCTCCTGTGTGTCGCGGGGACGGACCTTGCCGTCGAAGCTGCGCGTCTGGGTCTTGTCGAAACCGCGCGAGGGGATGGCCTTGCGAGCGCGGCGGGTGCCCTGGTCCCTCTGCTCAAGCCGCTTGGCCTTGGCGCGCAATGACGCCTCGGCCTTCGTCTTCGCCGCGTGATGAGCCGGGCATAGGCCCTCCAGGTTCTTTTCGCGGTTACTCCCGCCCAGCCAAAGCGGGAGGATGTGGTCAACGTCGGTCGCGCGTTCCGGGCAGTCGGGCCGGGCGCAGACGTGGCCGGTCGCGGCGAGGATCTTCGCGCGGGTGCCGGCGCTGACCCGGCGCGGCTCGATGGGAAGTGGGGTGCGGTTCACCCTACCCTCCCCATCGCCCGCATATCGGACTGCTGGGTGCGCCATGCGTCGATCACCGCAACAGCGGCCTCGCGCTTGTCCCGCTCCCGGTAATAGTTCTCGGCCAGCAGTCGCCATTCGGTCAGGGCGGATTCATACTCCGGCGACGTGAGCGCGGTTGCCTGACGCTCGCCCACGGTCTTCCCGTTGGCTTGCATCTCGGCGCGGGCCAGTGTGACCTTCAGTTGCTTCTCGGCCATCTCATACCCGGCGCGAGCCAGGGCGTGATCGGTCGAGCGGAGGCGTTCAAAGGCCTGCTCAACAAGGCGATCTGAAATGTGCATCAGAACGGCACATCATCGTTCAGGTCATAGGCAGCCGTGCGAGTATTGCCCCGCTGGCCGTCCTGACGATCTCCACCGCCACCGCCTCCGGCCACACCGCCAGACACCGAGCCACGAAAGCCGTCGTCCCCGCTTTCGCGCTGCCGGGGCTGTTTGACGGAACCGGCCAGCATCGTGCCGCGCCCGCCTTTGGCCCACAGCGCGACCTCCAGTTTATCGCCGGGCTTGGCGTCGTCGGGAACGATCATGGTCCCGCGCCAATCTGGGGCTTTGTCGTTTTTCTTGTCGGTCTCCGCGAAGATCGAGAGGTCACCGGGGCGCTGTTCGTATGCCATCAGGCTGCTGCTTTCATTTGGGCGCCGTAGCGCGTGTTGAGGTCTTCAATCCGGGCGTCGAGTTCACCCAGGAACGCGGTCACCTCGGCTTCCATCGCGGCAATCATCTCGCTGTCGCGGGGAATGCGGGTCACGAAGAGCCGAAGGTGTTCGGGCAGGCGCGGGTCGTAGCTGGCGAAGTCGCACCACTGGCGACCCGTGCAGGCCATCTGCCATTGCATCTGGGTGACGTATTTCCCGGCAGGCTTGCCGCTGGCCAGCGTGTCGAGGTGCGTGGCCGTGTTCGGGCACTTGATCTCCAGCAGCCCGTCGTTGCCGATCAGGCCGTCCGGGGATGCGCCCGCCATCGCAATGGTCGGGTGATCCACAAAGGCAATCTCGGTCACGTCGGCGTCGTGGTGGAAACTGTAGGCCAGCCGCGCCTCGGGTTCCTTCTCAGTCCCCCACCGCATCGCATCGTTCATGAAGCAATCAGTCGGGGTGCCGGTCAGGCGCTCGCAGAGAAGCTGGGCCATGTAGTTTGTGCGCGATGCGCTGGGGCCGGTCTTCGTCTTCGCCATCACGTCCGCAACCTTGGACGCGGTGACCTTGCCAAGCCGGATCTGGTGCCATTCGGGGGAGCCTTGTTCCATCACGCGGCCCTCTTCGTGCGCTTGGCTTCCAGCATCGCAACAGCCTCATTCCATCGATCGGCTGGCACGGCCTCAAACGACGCGACCCCAAAGAGTTTGAGGAACTTAGGGGCGTCGCCGCCGACCGCCTCGACCTCCACACGCAGCGCGTCAGCCTGATCCTGGCTGATGGTGACGGCGAACTCGCGCTCAAGTTCCGCGACGTATTTACTGTCGTCGAACCGGCCCATGAACACGTCGGCATTGAAGCCAAGCTGAGAGAGCAGTTTGGTCAGCGCGTCGGTCGTGGCTTTCTTCGGCCCGTCGCTGTCGAGGCGGGTTCCGTTCTTCCACTCGGCACCACCAAACATCGGGCCGAACACGTTGGCGCGGTCGCCATGCCAAAGCGTGACCGGAACGATGACAAGCGCGTCCTGAAAGATCGGAGCGCCCGCGTCGTATCCCCAGCCCTCGCCAATCGGGCCGAAGACCTCGGTGGCCCGTTTGATCTGATAGGCCGCGCTGATGGCCGTGAAGCCGCCGCGCTGGTTGACCTTCTTCGTGTGCGCGGGGTCGGTCCGTTCGACCTGAGACCAGATGCGGAGGTTGTCGGTCATGCGGCTTGTTTCCTTTGCGTCTCGGCCTGGGTCATCGCGACCTCAAGTTCATCGGCCATCTGTTCGGTCATCCGCTGCGCCCACGGCTCGCGGTCGGTGTCTTCGGATCGCCAGTGCGCGATGCAGCGAAGGGTCTCGGCGTGGGAGAGGCAGAAGCCGCCTTGCTCGCTCACCATGAACACCTCGCCGTTGCGGGCGTAGAAGCGGGACACGGCACCTGACGGGGGGTTATTAGCCCCCACGCCAGCCTTGCCGGTGGGTGATTGTGTGGTGGTCATCAGTAGACCTCCGACAGGTTGCCAGAGCCGACCGAACCAGGGCCGTCATCGTCATGCGGGACGGCATCGAACCTGTCAGTCGCCTTGGCGACAGCGGCGAGGGCTTGGTCGCCTGCAACCGAAACGCCGTTTTCAAGAAGGGCAAGCACCGCATCCAGCAGTTCGGGGGCGGCGGCGATCAGGCGGGCATCTGCGGCTGCGCCTTTGTGGTCGCCGTCAATCATGACCTCAGCGAGCCAGTTTCCGCGCTTGCCGTATTTGATCTGCCAGACGTCGCCGTGCGGATACTCGTCTGCGACCCACGGTCCGGGGGTGGCGGTCATCCCGTCACCGCCCCGATCAGGGCGCAGGCGACAAAGATCAGGCCGAGGATGCCGAGGGCGACGTGCATCCGGGCGGGTTCACGCTCGGGGTTCTCGCGGCGGGCGCGGTCCTCAAGGTAGAGTTCGGCGCGGCGGGCGAGCGTCACCTGCCATTCGGGGTTGTCGATCAGGCCCATCGGGTGCGGGCGGTCGTCGGTGTAGAGGGTCATGCGGCTTGCCTTTCATTCATGCGGTTGGCCATGACGGTTCCCATGCGGACGGCCTCGCTGACGCCGACCACTTGGAGGTCAATCAGGGTGCCGAGGATGGTCCGGGTGTAGGTGCGCTCTTCCGGCTCCATGACCGGACCCCAGCGGTCCATGTGGTCGCGGATTGCCTCGATGGCCTCGTCCAGTGCGGACATGGCCGGGCCGTCCTTCAGGGCGGTGATGGCTTGGAGGCGGTTCATGCCGCCACCTGCGCGTCAGCGGCGCGGACCTTGCCGATCCGATAGGCCGCGTTGTCAGCGCCAAGCCGGACGGCCAGTTGGCTTTCCAGCCATTCCAGCGGGTCAGCCGGGGTGACGAGTTCAGCGTCGGGCCACCGACGGTTGCCGAAGCTGGCGACGCCCCAGACCATGCGGTGCAGTTGGTCGGTCACGTCGATCAGGCACTGGGTCCGGCGATCTGCGGACCAGAAGTAGCGGGCGGTGTTTGCGGCGGCGGGGTTCATGCCGACACCGCCATGCGACGGACCATCTCGACGTTCATCGGACGGATGAGGGCGAGGAAATGTTGCGCGGTGTCGAGGTCGCCGGCAGCGCGGGCGGTCTTGGCCTTGGCCATCAACTCGCGCTGGGCGGCGAGGAGGTCGGTGTTGCTGAGTTCTTCGATTGCCATCTGGCTGTCTCCTCGGTGTGTGAGGAGACGTTACCATCCGTAACGGCCATGTCTAGAGAAAAATCACCGCCGGTAACGTTTTCTCGCAGATCGACTCAACGCACGACCGCTTTTGACGCAGGCGTCAGGCAATCTTGAGAAGCTGGATGATCGCATCGGCGGCTGCGGCCTGCCGGGCCTCTGGGGCCTCTCGTAGGGCGTCGATCATCCGGCGCTCTATAGGTGTCAGTTGGTCGTCGCTCGCGTCGGGACTCCCCTCGCCCGTCAGCAGCCAAGTCCAGTTGACGGCGAACTTTCTAGCAAATCGGGCTGCGGTCTGATGATCGAGGGCGATGTGCTTTGATGCGCCAGGTCTGCGCTCATACGCCCGATAAGTCCCAGGCTTGATGCCAAGGCTATCGGCAGCAGCTTCGGCTTGTGGCGATATGCCGTTGGACTCCTGCCAACGCATACGCGACCAGCGAAGCCGATCCCATGTGCCTTCTGTATCCTGCCAGCGCGCTACCATGCCCAAGATGTTACCCCATGCAACATCACTATGGGTAACTTTTCTCTTGCGGAGCGGTATTACCGCGAGTAACCTTACTGGATGACACATTCTGAAATCGTTGAGGCGCTCGGCGCAAAGACCATCGCGGAACGGATCGACGTTCCTCCTGGCCGCGTCCGCGTCTGGAAGTTTCGCAACGTCATCCCCCGCTCGGCGTGGGCTGAACTGATCGACGCCTTCCCCACTGTCACGCTGGAAAAACTGAAGGCGGGAGCGTCCTGATGGACCTGAACCCCACCCTTCGCCTCGCGCCGCAACTGGCCGCAGCCGTCACCGAGCGCGCTGCCCTGATTGCCGGTGGAGCGACCCTCACGGATTACGCCGTCATGGCGCTGGACAAGCGGGCGGCTGTCCTCGCTGCCGATCTGAAGGCTGCGCTCGACGCGCCCCAGTCGTTCGACCCGTGGACGCCGTTCAACAACAGGAACACGAAATGATCCGCGCCCTTCGCCGCATTTTCACGACGGCCATCACCCCGCCCGTAAAGCCCGTCCGTCCGACGCATGAAGCCCTTGCTGATGCGCTGGGCCTTCAGCGTGTAGAACTCGTCCGCTCGGATGTGGTTCCCGTTCGTGGCCACACCCGGAAGCCCCCGGTGAACCATAAGCAGGTCGCCTTGCATGAGGCCCTGCGCCGGGCGAGGGCATCGTGAGCGCGGTTAGCTTCGATCTGCCCTTCCCCCCGTCCACGAACGGCCTCTTTGCAGGCAAGGCTCGCCGCTATCTCTCGGCTGGTTACAAGGCATGGAAAGCCGCTGCGGGGCCTCGGGTTCCTGCCGGGCTGATTGCCGGTCCCTATTCTCTGGACCTGATCTTCGACCGTCCCGACCGCCGCGCCCGCGACCTTGGCAACCTTGAGAAGGCGGTCAGCGACCTGATCGTGGAGCGCGGTCTGGTGATCGACGACTCCTGCTGCCAGCGCATCACCCTGTCGTGGTCTGACGCCCCACCTCAACGGGAAGCCGTCGTCCGCGTCACCGTTCAACCGTTCAACAAGGGAGAATGATCATGCGTGTTCGCGCCCATGAAGTTGCGGCCTATGTCGCAGACCTTCACCGCATCCCGATCAAGGGCTTTTATGGCACCCAGCGCACCCGGCACATCGCTCGCGCTCGGCAGGTTGCGATGTATTGCGTCCGGTATCTGTGCCCGCACATGAGCTATCCTCGCATCGGCCAGATGATGGGCGGTCGGGACCACACGACTGTCCTGCACGGCGTCCGGAAAATCGAGGCGCTGATCAAGACCGATCCAGACGTTCTGGACGCGGTCGAGCGCGTGTTGTTCCGCTATACTGGCAAGGCATCGCCCGAACCCCGGCAAGCCCTCCCCGAAGGCAATGCGTGGCTGCTCATGTGCCACCGCTACAGCCAAGTGATGAGGCTGGCGGCATGACGCTTATGTTCCACGCCGTCCCCATGCCCCGCGACCTGTCGAAGCTGTCCGAGAACGAGCTTGAACGCGTGCACCGCGAGAATGACCGGCGGTTCCTGGCTCTTCTTGCGCTGGCGTTCATGCGGGGCGATCACCTCACCCAAGCACAAAAGGACGCGGCCTGATGTCGGCTCCGTTCATGCAGCTTTACGTCGGGGACTACCTCGGCGACACCCGGCACCTGACCACGGAACAGCACGGGGCCTATTTGCTCTTGCTGATGACCATGTGGCGATCTGAGGGTCGGCTGCCGAACGATGCCAAGAAGCTCGCCCGGATCACAGGCTGCACCGCCTCCCGGTGGGCCAGGATTGCCGACGATGTGTTGGCCTTTTTCGAGGTGGACGGCGACACCCTGATCAACAAACGCCTGATGTTGGAACTCGAAAAAGCAACAGAAAAGTCATTCCAACGTGCCGCTTCTGGAACCAAGGGCGGGCAAGCTAAGGCGTTGAAATATAACAATCCGGCTGTAGCAAATGCCAGCGGTTTGCCATGCCATTCTTCAGAACCAGAACCAGATAATAATGCTCGCGCATTATTGGGGCGCGCGGCTGATCGTTTCGATGAGGCTCTTGAGGCCTACCCGGCGAGAGGCGTGGCGGTCACGTCGGTCCCGAACGCTCGGAGGCTCTGGAGGCAGGCAGCAATCGCCGCTGGTGGCGAGGATGCGCTGCTGGCTGCGGTTAAGTCGTTCGCTGTCTCGCCTGATCTGGCCAAGCGTGACCACGGCGCACCGGGCTTTCATCGGTGGCTCCTGGAGGAGCGTTGGCGGGCTGAACGCAAGGCGACGGCCACGACCGGCGTGAACTGGCGCGGGCCTGCCGACATTCGGGCGGCTGTTGTCGGTGAGCGCGGCGAGGCGTTTGCGTCGAGCTACCTCGACCCGGCGGGCTGGTCGGATGATGGCCGGGTGATAGCCGCGACAGGCTACGCCGCCGAAAAGCTGCGAGCCTTGGCCTCGCTGAACGACCGCACAATCGCCGTCGAGCAAAGGCAGGCCGCATGACCCGCTTTGAGACCCAGGACCGCCTCGCCTCGGTCATCTTCCGCAAACTGCCCAGCGGAAACGCCCGCCTAGCCCAAGGCTCGCACCGTCTAGCCAAGGACATCGCCGCCTCGGTCATGGACGAACTCGAACGCATCACCCGCATTGAAGGAAAAGCCTGATGGCCAAAGCCAAACAGTCGAAAGCCGAAATCCTGGCTGGGATCGAACGTCGCCGGATTGAGACCGCTGCGGCTCGCCGAGAAGCCCTTCGCCTCGAAAGCACCGGAGCCGAGGCCAAGGTCTGTGAGGAAAAGGACGACGACGGGAAGACCCGGATCATCGTCCGCGCCCGCAGGATCGACGTGTTCCAGCTTCTCTACGAGCGCGGAGCCTTGGCGCAAGATCACTTCAATGCCGTCCGGGACCATGAGGCGGATGTGGCCACGGCGCAGGGGTTGAACACACCAGAGCGCCGTCCCGATCACATCCGCGCCTCGGTCGAGGGCGCACCGGGCCAGAACATCACCCAGGCCATGATCGAGGCCAGCCGTATGGTGCAATGGGTCGAGTCCATGCTGACCACGCGGGACGCCCGGCTGCTAACGGCCCTGCTGCACGAAAACGACGCCAACTGCGGGCGGTGGCGCGGAACGGTCGAGCGCATCACCGGGGAGAGCCGGGACGATGCCCACGCGGTTGCCATCCGGTGCATGGCGGCGAACCTGAAAGACGTGCGGGATCGGTTTCGGTCAGGGGTGCAGCTCGCCGCCTGACACAGCATCTGGCAGGAACGAAAAAAGAACCACACCACGGCTTGTGCCGACGCGTCGGCTATGGTAGCCAATCACTACAGGCGCAGATTGCGTCCGGTTCCCATGCGGACCTGAAAGACCCTTCGGGGCCACCGGATTGATCCCCCGGTGCAGCCATTCCAGCATCCACGCCCCCGCACAACGCTCCTCATGGCCACGGCAAGCCCGTAGGCACTACTGCGCTCAGAGGCGGTGAGGCGTGGATACCCATACCAGGAGCGTCCCCGGTGAAGATCAGGCGTTCTGCGGTCAAGCCGACCCGCTCCTGCGACGACTGGTATGAGGACGAGGCCCCCCACTACGTCATGGGCGCGGCTTACGACATGGGCGACGACGCTCCCCGGTTCCGCTCGGTGAGCGAGGCCGCGCATCACGCCTTGAGGGCGACGAACCGCCCGACCATCGGTTTCCACAGGCCGAAAGCCTGACCACCCACAACCCACTATGGAGGCCCAGATGGCCAACGTGCGTCAAAAGCTGGAGGTCAACGGCTTCCTCCGTCAGACCATCCGCGTCCCGATCACCATCGTTGACGGCGCTGCTGCCGGGACGTTCGAGCTTCCGTTCGGCGCTATCGTCGAGGGCATCGACCGCGACACCCCGGTGGCCATCCCCGGCACCCCGACGAACACCAATCTGCGCCTCGGCTCGGCTGCCAACGGCCAGCAGTATGTCGCGGACGTGGATCTGAAGGCCCAGGGTTACTCGGCCCTCACCGTCGTCTATGCCATGCGCCGCGCTGCTCTGTCCGCGCCGGCCACCGTTCACTTCACCGTCGCAAGCTCGGGCGGCACCGCTGCGGACCAAGACGGCGACATCGTTCTGCACGTCAACATCATCGACGTGCCCTAAGTTTCATCCGCGCCTTCCTTTCGCTGGACCCACCCCGAGCGGGGCAGACACCACCCGACCTTATGGCGAGAAGCCAACTGTGGCGCGGCGTCCTCTGGGGCGGATGATTGCAGGCAAGGCGGGAACGCTCGGACCACATTCAGTCAGGACGCCCGAAAGGGTCTGACGACGGAGGCCGGTAATGGCCAAAGAGACAGATTGGGAAGCGGTAGAGCGAGAATACCGCGCCGGGCAGCTTTCCGTGTCCGAGATCGGACGACAGCACGGCGTTTCTCACACCGCGATCAACAAGCGGGCGAAGAAGGACGGATGGTCAAGGGACCTTGCGGCTAGGGTTCGCCAAGAGGTTTCGGCGCGTCTGGTTTCAGGCGAGGTTTCAGCGGCCAACGCACACGAGGCGGTCGATGTTGCCGCACAGCGCGGCGTCGAGGTTGTCAGAAGCCATCGCCGAGACATTGGGCGAGGACGGGACGTTCTGGCCCGCCTGATCGAAGAGCTGGATATGGTCACCGCCCACAGGGCTGAGATCGAGGACGAGATCGAAGCTTTCATCACGGTTGAGTCTGGCGAAAGCGACGCTGCCAAGGCGAGGGCTGAAAAGCGGCGGGCGGCAATGCATAGGGCGGTCAGTCTGTCCTCCCGCGCGGGGGCGATGATGAGCCTGTCCAGCGCTATGAAGAACGTGGTGGTGCTGGAACGTCAGGCATTCAGTTTGGACGAGGACGGCGGCGACGACACCGGGCTTCAGATAATCATCAACAAGCCTGCCTCCGCGTGAAGGTCGAACTGCCGAACCTCTGGACGCCGCGAGCGTACCAGGAGCCGCTCTGGCGGCATATGCACGGCGGAGGAAAGCGGGCGATAGCCATTTGGCCTCGCCGTCACGGCAAGGATGATCTGGCGCTGCATTTCACGGCTTGCGCGGCTCATGAGCGGGTCGGGGTCTATTGGCATCTGCTGCCGCAGCAGAACCAAGCCCGCAAGGCCATTTGGGACGCGGTGAACCCGCACACCGGACGGCGGCGCATTGACGACGCGTTCCCCCAGGCGCTGAGGGACACCACCCGAGAGCAGGATATGCTGATCCGGTTCAAGACCGGCAGCACATGGCAAGTGATCGGGTCTGACAACTACGACGCCCTCGTCGGTACGCCGCCCATCGGGGTTGTGTTCTCCGAGTGGGCGTTGAGCAATCCGCAAGCGTGGTCGCTCATCCGCCCGATCCTGTTGGAGAACGGTGGCTGGGCGGTGTTCATCACCACGCCACGCGGTCGCAATCACGCGCACCGGATGTTTCAGATGGCGCAAGCCTCTGACGACTGGTTCGCGGAGCGGCTGACCTCGGATGACACCGGGGTCTTCACGCCGGAATCGTTGGCGACCGAGCGGGCCGAACTGATAGCCGAGCGCGGCGAAGAGGATGGCGAGGCCATCTTCCAGCAGGAGTATATGACCTCCTGGTCTGCCGCTCTGCCGGGCGCTTACTACGCGAGACTGATCGACAAGGCCGAGGCGGATGGGCGGGTGGGCTTTGTTCCCTACAACCCGCAGAAACAGGTTCACACGGCGTGGGACTTGGGCCGGAACGACGCGACGGTGATCTGGTTCGTGCAGGCCAACGGCGCGGGTTGGGACGTGGTGGATTATTACGCCAACACCAGCGTCGGGTTGGACCATTACGTCAAGGTCGTGAAGGACAAGGACTATAACTACGGCGAACACCTGTTGCCGCATGACGCTGAGAACGAGCAGTTAAACGGGCAGGGCGTCACCGGCTCTATCGAGGAGTCGGCAAAGAGCATGGGCCTCAAGGGTGTCCGGGTGGTCCCGCGCACCAAGTCCGTGGCGAACGACATCAACGAGGTTCGGCAGATCCTTCCGATGTGCCGGTTCGACAAAGACAAGTGCGAAAAGGGCCTGGATGCGCTGCGGTCCTACCGCCGCATCTGGGATGAGAAACTGAAAGCCTACCGGGACACGCCGCTGCACGACTGGGCGAGCGACCCGGCTGACGCCTTCCGAACATTCGCCATTGGCAAGCCGCGCGACACGAACGCGTCCAGCGGCCCGATCAAACGCAACATCAAAGGGGTGTCCTGATGCCTGCACAAACACGCGACGCTCTGCCGGTCACGCTGCTTGGTCTCGATGCCAATGCGGCGGCGTCGTCCACGAACTCAATCCCGGTGCGGGATTATGCCTCGACCAGCCAGTCGGCCACGGCGGTCTCGGTCGGAACCACGGCGACCCTGCTGTGCAATGCGCGCACGACGCGGACGAGCCTTCAGATCATCAACAACTCCACGACGGTCGTTTATGTCGGCACGTCTGCGGTGACGACGGCAACCGGCGCGGTGTTGGCCGGCGCGGTTGGCGCGGTGCTGAACGTCCCGGTGCGGTCGGCCCTTTACGCCATCGTCGCCTCGGGCACGGCTGACGTTCGGGTGTTGGACATCTTTGAATGATGTATGAGGCCGAGGACGACTCCGACGACGAGGCCGTCTCGACCGGGATGGATGAGGCCGCTTTGGCGTCCATCCTCTCCTCGGAAATCGAGGACGCAACGAGCTTCATCGACTCGGACATCGGGCCTCAACGCGCCAAGGCCATCGACCGCTATTTCGGTCGGCCCTACGGAGACGAGGAGGAGGGTCGGTCGCAGATCGTCTCCCGCGACGTTCACGACACGATCAACGCCATCCTGCCAAGCCTGATGCGGGTGTTCTTCGGCTCCGAGAACGTGGTGGAGTTCGCCCCGGAGTCGGAAGAAGACGTGGCCAACGCCGAGCAGGCGACGGACTACATCAACTACGTCGTGACGGTCGATAACGACGGCTTCGAGGTGTTCCTGGCTGCGATCAAGAACGCGCTGCGGGAGAAGGTCGGCTTCATCAAATGGTGGTGGGACGACAGTTTCACCGTCTCGACCACGAAATACACCGGCCTCGACGAGATGGCCCTGACGCAACTGCTGGAAGACCTCCAGAAGTCCGTTGAGGCTGAGATTGTCGAGACCTCCGAGGGCGACGAGGGGCTGAACGTCACCCTGCGGCTCAAGAAGCGGGTGGATCGGGTGCGGATCGCTGCGGTCCCGCCTGACGAACTGCTGATTGGTCGCCGGATGCGGACGCTGGATGACGAGGGCTATGTCGGCCACCGTTGCGAAAAGCGGGTCTCCGAACTGGTGGCGATGGGCTACGACCGGGATCTGGTGCTGTCCTGTTCGACGGACGGTTCCGAACTGGACACCTCCGACGAGCGCCTTGCACGCCAGCCGTATCGGGACACCATCGGCGGCTCCACCTCGGACGACAGCGCCCGGCTGGTGCTGTATGTCGAGAGCTACATCAACGTCGATTTCGACGGCGACGGCATCGCTGAACTGCGCCGGATTTGCACCCTGGGGCCGTCGTTCAAGATCGTGGCCAACGAGCCGGTGGACGAGCGGCCCTTCACGGACCTCCAGTGCGACCCGGAGCCGCATAGCTTCTTCGGCGAGTCGATGGCCGACAAGGTGTCTGACGTTCAGTGGACGAAGACGAAGGCGCTGCGGGCGTGGGCTGACGGTCTGGCGCAGTCGGTGTTCCCTCGGACGGTCGTGGGCCGTGGCGGCAACATCGAAGACGCCATGAACACCGAGGTTGGTGCGGTGCTGCGGGCCGAGGGTTCGCCTTCGGAAGCCTATTTCTTCGCGGCGGCACCGAACACGTCGCAGGCTGCCTTCCCGCTGATCACCTACATGGACGAACTGCGCGAGAACCGCACGGGGATGTCCAAGGTGTCGATGGGTCTGGATGCCGAGGCATTGCAGAACACCACGGCCACGGCTGCCAACGGGCAGTTCTCGCGCTCGCAGGAGCGGATTGAACTGATCGCCCGCGTGATGGCCTCGGGTGTGCGCCGGCTGTTCCGTGGCCTGCTGAAACTGACCGCCGAGAACCAGCGTCAATCGCGCATGGTGAAACTGCGGAACCAGTGGGTGCCGGTCGATCCGCGTTCGTGGCGGGTCAACATGGACGTGGTGCCGAACGTCGCCCTGGGTGGCGGGACGAACGCCGAGAAGGTTCAGCTTCTCTCGCTGATGCTGGCCAAGCAGGAAATGATCATCAGCACGGTCGGGCCGGATAACCCGCTGGTGACGCCGAAGCAGTATTTCAACACGCTGGCCAAGCTCATTGAGACGGGCGGCTTCAAAGACCCGACCGCGTTCTTCACCGACCCGGAAAGCCCGGAGGCGATGGAGCGGATGGCGGCGAAGGGGCAAGAGCCTCCGATGCCCGATCCCAAGGTCGAAGAGGCCAAGGCCCGCATCGAACTGGAATCCGCTAAGGCGCAGGCTCAGGCCCAGCGCGACGAGCAGAAGGCGGCGGGCGACCTCCAACTGGCCCGCGAGAAACACGCGCTGGAAATGCAGCAGCGCCGCGAGGAGCAAGCCGCCGATCTGGCCTTCAAGCGTGAACTGGCCAATGCGGAACTGAACCTCAAGCGCGAGGAAATGCAGATGGAGTTCGCCCTGAAAAGCGAGGCCAACCGCATGAACGCCGCACAATCGTATTCGATCAACGGCCCGGATCAGGGCGGGGTAGCCGGATGAACATAGGCGACAAGGTTTTGGCCGAGGGTGAGGTCACCCAGGTCTGTGACGGCTTCTGCGTGGTGCGGTTCGCCCGCGTCGGCACTCAGGCCGTGACGCATCTGCGGGTGCCGAACGAGGCCCTGCACAGCCCGCCCGCCCCCAAGCCCCGCAAGGTGCCCGTTGTCGCTGACTGACGACGAGATCGCCGCCGTCTATCAGCGCGGTGCGGACGCCCAAGCCCTGCTCGACAATGCCGGGGTGATGGACAGCCTGCACCGGATGTCGGAGCGGATCATTTCGGACTGGCGCAACGCTGCCCGGTCGGCCCCTACCCTGCGCGACGAGCAACACGCTCAGGTCGCCGCAATCGACGCCCTTGTCTCGCTGTGGAAGCGGGACGTGGACGACGCCTCTTTCCTACGCGCCCGGCTGGCAAAGTCAGCCCGACGCTAGGTCACCAGCCGTGACGGCCATTGGCCAGCGGCGCACTCCAAGAGCACTACATGAACGACTCCAGCACGGCGCAAGCCACTGGTGCGACGGTGGCTGACGCCGCCGAACGGATCGAAAGTCTGCTAGGCCCTGCCGACAGCGAGACTGACGAGACGCAGGAGGCCGTTGAGGCTTCCGACGCCGACGAGGAACCGGAGCAATCCGACCCCGAAGGCGAGTCCGACGATCAGGAAGAGACGGAGGCCCCCGAAGAGCAGCCGGCCCTCTACACCGTCAAAGTGGCGGGCGAAGAGGTCCAGGTGACGCTTGACGAGGCGCTGAAAGGCTACTCCCGAGAGCAGGACTATACCCGCAAGACGCAAGCCCTCGCCGAGGAATCCAAGGCAGAGAAGGCGGCTATTGCGGCGGCGCGTGACGAGTATCTGGGCAAGCTCCAGGCCGTCCAGCAGATCATCGAGGCCAATCAGCCGCGAGTTGATCAGTCCCTTCGCTACTCCAACCCCGCCGAATGGTCCGCTCAGATGCTCCAGCATCAACAGTGGGCCGAACAACGGCGCGGCGTGGCGCTTGAGGCTGAACGGCTGAACGCTGAACAGGCGCAGGAAGAGGCCCGTGAGCGTCAATCGCTCGCGGCGCAGGAAGCGGAAAAGCTCCTCTCGGCAATCCCCGAGTGGAAAGACCCCGCCATTGCCAAGGCCGAGACCGCCAAGCTCCGGGAATACGGCCAGTCCATCGGCTTCTCGGATGCTGAACTCGATGATGTTTTCGATCACCGGGCCGTCCGTGTCCTTCGGGATGCGATGGCCTACCGCGATCTCGTCGCCAAGAGCGGCAAGGTCCGGTCCACGGTCGAAGCAAGGAAGGTCGCCAAGCCGGGAACGGCAACTGCCGCCCCGTCCAAGGCTCAAGACCTCCAGCGCGCCAAACAACGTCTCCGTCAATCAGGCTCCGTCAATGACGCTGAAGCCGCTATTCTGAGGATGCTAGGCTAATGGCCCAACCCGCTGATACCTTCGACCGCTACGACCTGATCGGCGTCCGTGAAGACCTCTCGGATGTCATCTCCAACATCAGCCCGACCGACACGCCGTTCCTGTCCAACATCGGCAAGGCGTCGTGCGACAACTCGCAGTTCGACTGGCAGACCGACAGCCTCGCCGCTGCCGCCGCTAACGCGACCATCGAGGGCGACGACACCGCCGCCCAGGCCGTCGCCGCGACGACCCGCTACGTCAACTACACCCAGATCTACAAGAAGGCGTTCACCATCTCGGGGACCGCTGAACGGGTGAAGAAGGCGGGCCGCAAGTCCGAGATCGCCTATCAGACCGCCAAGCGCGGCAAGGAGATCAAGCGGGACCAGGAACTGTCGTTCACCGGCACCAACGTCGCCGTGGCCGGCAACTCCACCACGGCCCGCGTGACCGCCTCGCTCGACACCTGGCTGTTCACCAACGACACCAACGGCACGTCCGGCACCGCCTACACGATCACGGGCGGCGTTCCGGTCACGGCCCGCACGGACGGCACCAACCGCGCTTGGTCGGAGTCGCTTCTGAAGGCTGCCCTGCTGCTCCAGTATAACTCGGGCGGCGAAGTCTCGATGCTGATGGTCTCCCCGGCCAAGAAGCAAGAGACCTCGGCCTTCGCCGGTATCGCGGAAATCCGCTCGGCGGTGAACGGCGCTCAGCCGGCCACCATCATCGGGGCCGTGGACGTTTACGTCTCCGACTTCGGCAACCTGAACGTGGTTCCCAACCGCTTCATGCCGACCGATCTGGCGTATCTGATCGACCCGTCGCAGGCCAAGAAGCGCGTCCTGCGTCCCTACTTCGTGGAAGAGCTGGCCAAGACCGGCGACAGCCATAAATATCATATGATCGAGGAAGCAGGACTGGAGGTGAGCAATGAACAAGCTCACGCAGTTGTCCGCGATCTGGCCTGATAAGTAACACACTTAGTGTGTTGCGATAGTGTAGCTTAAACTGTAGGGTGTCTCTCGTCTGGAAACATGGCGAGAGACACCTTGCGGATTTGTTCTATTGAGGGGTGCGGTAAGCCCCACGGCGCTCGCGGTTACTGCGGTATGCACGACGCGCGAATGCGAAAGTATGGCGATCCTAACGCTGGGCAGACACACGCGCCGCCCGAGGTTCGGTTCTGGCGGTTTGTTGAGAAAACAGCCGAGTGCTGGATTTTCCGGCAATACGGCGGAAAAGATTACGGGCGCT